GGACCTGCTCGAGGATCACGACGCGCACGGGGTGGAGCCGTGAGCCGCGGTCCGGAGTACGAGCGCATGGCCGAGCTGCTCACGCGCGCGGTCGTGCTGCTGGCCGTCGTGCTCGGTGTGGTTGCGCTGGCCGCGTCGCTGCACGAGGTGGCGCCGTGACCGGCCGCACGCCGAGCCTGACGCTCGAGCAGTACCGGCGGGTCCGCGAGCTGCGTGAACTGCAGCGGCGATACAGCGACAAGTTTGTCGCGCACGAGCTCGGCATCTCGGTGACCAACCTTCGGCGCATCAAGAGCCAAGGCATCAAGCGCTACGACTACGAGCTCGCGAAGGAGACGAAGCCATGAGCGGCAAGTTCAATTTCGAGATCGAGCAGCAGCGGTTCGACGAGCGGCGGCTGTCTGCGGAACCGAAGCTGGAGCTGGTGGGGTGGGTCAGTGACAAGGCTGTGCGGCTTCTTGCGCTTGGTGCCAACGTGCACGCCGACATTTACACATGCGAGGCACCGGGGTGCGTTCCCCTTTACGCCGCACCACCGGAGCCGGACGCCAAGCCGGTGCCTGCGACGGAAACGCAAGTGACCAAAGCATACATAGCGGAAGGAACTAAGGATTGGTGGTCCGACTGGAAAGCCGGATGGCGCGCCGCCGAGCGGCACCACGGCATCCGTGCGACGGAGCAGCAGCCAGGCGCTGCCGGAATGTCCGCCGCCGAGGCTGACCGGGTGCTGACTGACGCGCTGAGGAAGCCCTGCCGATACCCTGCCTGCCAGGACGCCGACGGGCGCTGCCCGCGGATCTTCGCGGGCGAGTGCTCGGGGCCGGGTGGGGTGGTGGCATGAGCGACATGGAACGACTGGCCCAGCTCGCGCGCGAGGCCGGGGCGCTCGACGTCGAGGGCGACGGCGAGGAGATCATCTTCGACCGGCAGGCCCTGCGGCAGTTCGTGACGAAGCTCATCGAGCTCGGCGTCGTGCGGGTGCGGAACGTGGTTCCACTCAGGAGGCCCGCAGGATGACCGCCGAGACGCGTTCCGGCGGCGCTCAGGGCGAGATGCGCCCCTGCGGGTACTGCGCCGCCCTGTTCGTGCCTGCGCGGCCCCAGCAGGCTTTCTGCTCGACCAAGTGCCGCTCAGGCCACCACGTCGACCGTGGCGCCACCGGGGCGGTGCGCAGCGTCCGGCGCATCAAGACCGGCGCGTCGGTGGTGGTGCACCTGACCGGCCCGGCGGCCGAGGCCGCGCTGCAGCTGCACCTAGGCGACGAGGTCCGGATCGTGGAGAGCGTCGAGTGTTCCTGAACCAGTCGGAGATCGAGGCCCTGACCGGCCGCGTCCGGCCGGCGGCGCAGATGCGCGCCCTTGAGCAGATGGGCATCCCGTTCCTGCGGCGCCCCCAAGGTGCGCGCGGGCGGTCGCCTGTCGTCCTGCGGTCGGCCGTCGAGGGACTGCTGCCCGCCCCTGCTACCATGGCCCCGGAGCCCCGTCTGAGGTTGCCTTGATGCCACCCCGCCAGCGCAAGACCGATCGCCACCTGCCCGCCTGCGTCTACCACAAGCACGGCGCCTACTGGTTCGTCCACGCTGGGCGCTGGACGCGGCTCGGGACCGACCTGCAGGCGGCGCTCGCCGAGTACGCGCGGCTGCGCGAGCGGCCGAAGGGCGGCATGGTGCAGCTCATCGACGACGCGCTGGCGCACATGCGGCCGAAGCTCGCGAAGTCGACCGCGGAGCAGTACGAGGTCGCGGCCAAGAAGCTGCGGCAGATCCTCGCGGAGTTCTCGCCCGAGCAGGTGAGGCCCAAGCACGTCGCGGCGATCAAGGTCGCGCTGCGCGACAAGCCGAACATGGCGAACCGCTGCCTGTCGGTGCTGCGGTCGGTGTTCGCGCTCGCGCTCGAGTGGCAGATCGTCGAGTCGAACCCGGTGGTCGGCATCCGCCGACACTCGGAGCAGAAGCGGGACCGCTACATTACCGACGAGGAGTTCGTCGCCATCCGTGCCGCAGGCTCGCCGCGGTTCCAGTGCCTAGTCGATCTGCTGTACCTGACCGGCCAGCGCGTGAGTGACGTCCTGGCGATCCGGCTCACCGACCTGACGCCCGAGGGCATCCGGTTCAAGCAGGGCAAGACCGGCGCGAAGCTGCTCGTCGCTTGGACGCCCGAGCTGCGGGCGGTGGTGGAGCGGGCGAAGGGGCTGGGCGGCAACGTGCGCGCGATGACGCTGTTCTACACCCGGCGCGGCGCGGTGCCGGCGTACTCGACGGTGCACGACCAGTGGCAGGAGGCCTGCCGAGTGGCCAGAGTCAGGGATGCGCACATCCACGACATGCGGGCGAAGAGCCTGACCGACGCGAAGCGCCAAGGCCTCGACGCGACGGCGCTCGCCGGTCATGCGTCGGCGGCCATGACGGAGCGCTACATCCGCGCGCGCGAGACGCCCGTGGTGATCGGCCCGGGCGGGCGAAGGGTCTGAGGTATTAGACAGTCTAATAGACACGCATTGGACAGCGCATCTAAGTAGTTGAATGGAAAGGATTTCAGAACATACCCCGGTAATGCAGCAGTACGCCCGAAACATGGGGTTAAGCGTCGGGAATTCTTAGGAATTCCGGACACGGCTGTCTAATTCGTTGGGGTGAGATAGGCTCGCGTAACCTGCTGAAATCGCAGGGGCGCGAAGTGGCAATTAGACAGCGTTGGAGGACGTGACCATGGGATTCGGAATCGACTCAATCGGCGGCCTGCTGCTGGTCGCGCTGCTGCTGTGGCTCTACCTGCTGCCCTGGTGGGTCGCCAAGGGCCGCCGCCACCCGAGCGTCTACTCGATCGCGGTCGTGAACGTGTTCCTCGGCTGGACCTTCATCGGCTGGGTCGGCTGCCTCGCGTGGTCTCTTTCTGCAGCCGGCAGGCCGCAAGCTCCCTGATCGCCCGCAGCTTGAGCGTGGACTCGTCCACGCATTCGGTGGCGTCGAGGTAGGCGCGCGCGAGGTCGCCGTTCGTCACGAGCTCGCGCGCGGGCGGCGCGCATGGTTCAGTCAGCGCGACCGGGATCGCCGGGCACTGCTCGATCACGACCAAGCGCGACCCGCACGCTGTCAGGGATAGGCTCGCGAGACCAGTCGCGAGCAGCGGGATCATTCTGGAACGCATCGGAGAGGCCCTCGCGGCGGCTGTTGGCCCGGCGGCGGGCCTCGGTCAGGTTACGGTCGAGCTCGGCCATTACGGCCTGCTGGGCGGCCAGCGCCTCGGCGAACCGGGCACCCGCCTCGGCGGTGGCGGACTCCCAGCGGGCGCGCTCCTGCGCCACCCCCCGGTCATGCGCCCAGTCGTAGGCGAGCCAGAGGCCGGCCAGGATCAGGACGGAACCGGCCAGATAACCGGCCAGCCGGAGCGTCAGCCAGGGCGGGAACATCAGCCGCCCCCCCGCTGACTCGACGCCGGACGGGTGTCGGCCCGGTAGCCCGCGCCCTTGCAAGCCTGCTCGGTGTGCCAACCGTGATGCACGGCGTGCGAACACCAGATGCGCGCATCCGCGCGCGTGAGCTCAGCCGACCAGAAGCAGGTGCGACAGGGGTCGAGAGAATCAGACACGCTCACCTCGGAAATACACGGACCCAGCCTCGAACACTGCAAGCTCCGGCTGCAGCAACCGGCCATCACGGAACGTCAGGACAGCGAAGCCGCTCGCCCAGTTGTGCGGCGCGGCCTCGGTGTAATTGAACTGCGGCCCGTGGATCTCGGCGAGCGTCCCGGTGTCGACGCCGTAGCGCCTGCCCCGGTAGTCAGCCCATGCGGTGCAACCGAGCTTGTGCAGGTGGCCGTGGACATAGTGGGTGCCGCTCTTGAGCGTGGAGTTGTACGCGGAGTGAATGCCGCCGTTGATCGGGCGGTGCCGAACGACCGTCCAGCCCTCGGTCTCGGCGTTGATGTGCAGCGCCCAGCCGGCGCGCCACCGGGGCAGGTAGTCGAGCAGGGTGCTGCCCGGCAGTCCCTCCGCTTCGGGCGTGTTCGCGCTCCAGTAGTTCTCAAACCTCGCATCATGGTTGCCGATCGTGCGCACCAGTCGCGCCCGGCCTGCAGCTCGCTCGATCTCAGCGCACCTGTCCTGCACGGCGTGCAGCTCGTCCTTGAGGCTCGGCTGCTTCTCCCACATGATCCGCGCGTGTCTCGAGATGCGAGCGCCGTCCAAGATGTCGCCGTTCAAGCACACGATGTCCGGCTTGAACGCCTTGATTGCGCGACACATGGCCTCGTGAGCCGGACTGACCAGCCCCGGCCAGTAGTGGCAATCGCTGGCGACGATGACCGTGCCGTTCCGGACGGTCTCGGTCATGTCGCGCTCGTACTGCTCCGCCCTTGCAGCAGCAACCGCATCCCGAGCCTTGCCCTTTTCGATCATCGGGCCGGCGGGGTTCCTGCTGATTTTCGTCGCTGGCATGGCTATGCCGTGCTTCTCTTCGATGCGCCGACGCCTGGCGTAAATCTGCCGGACGTCAATTTTTAAAGCATCAGCGACCTTCTTGGCGTTTCCGAAGCGTTGCCAAGCCTCGATGATCTGCTCATCGGTCAGGAGTTTCGGCACGAGGCCTCCGAAGGTGAATCAGTAGGTCGAGCTGGTGAAAAACTGGTGGTACAGATGCCCTTGCTGGTCGATGAAGGCCTCATCGGACGCGAGCGGGTGCGACTGCATGGTCGCAACGGCATGAGCAAGCTCGTGGAAGAAGACCTGCTCTTTGAGGGTTTGCATCTGCCCCGCGACGATGTCGATGGTCAGGCGGGACGGGTCCCAGATGCCGACGCAGTCCTTGCCGTGCCGCCAGCGATCGCGGCGGACGATGCGCACCCGGACCGTGTGCCCCATGAGCTCGAACCGTTTCGGGATGCGAAAGGGCTGACGCTCGGTGCGCACGGCCACGGTCAGCGGTGCGGCAGCGGGGTCGTCGTGACCGCGCGCAGCGCGAGGTTGGCGACCGAGCCCACGAGCAGGATGCCGGCGGCGACCTGCGACCCGAAGAGCGTGGTGAGGTGTGCACCCGAGAGCTCGAGGCCGCCTAGGACGGCGAGCGCGACGTTGATCCAGACCGTGCGCGAGCGCAGGGCGCCGCGCAGCCAGTCGGCCGTGCTGATGGTGGTCTCGTCGGTCATACATGCCTCCGCAGGGTGTCGGCAAGCGCGGCACAGCATGCCGCGCGGTGGGTGCGGATTTGCTCCGCGTGGTAGATGAACTCGGGCTCGAGGATCAGCGCCATGCACCGGGTCCGCAAAAGAAAACCGAGGGTTCCTTTTCGCGAGTCTCCCTGGTACCAGCCGGGCTTGATGCCGCGGCTCGGCAGGAAAAACCGGGCGAGCACCGCCTGCACCTCGGCCGCGAGCGCCATGCTTGGCGCCAAGCCCGGAACGTGCAGGGTCTCGGAGCCGCGCGCAGTCGGGGTCGCGGCGTTGAAGTGCACCTCGATGGCGAGATCCCACGGGCGCGCGCGCGCGTTGATCCAGCGGATCTTCGCGCCGAGCTCGAGCGACGGCACGAGCTGCGCGCCGGGCAGGTGGCGGGAGATTTCCGCCACCCAGAGCCGCGCCTCATGGTGCTCGACGAAACCGCGCCAGGCCGCGCCAGGCGCCGCCGGCGAGTGACCGGCGGAGAGGAACAGGCTCACCGGCCGCGATCGAGGGCGCGATCTAGCTTGTCCTCGATCGACTGTAGCCGCGCGGTCTGGTCGGCGAGCCGCGCCTCTATCACCGCGATGCGGCGGTCCGCTTCGGGCTGAATCTTCACCTGCTCGACGGTCTGGATACGGCGGCTCATTTCGTCGAGCCGTTGCGTCATCGTCGCGCCCCACCAGATCAGCGCGACAACCAGCGACGCGTCGACGACGAGCGAGCCGAGCGGCACCCGGAACTTCGAGAGATCGGTCGCGCTCATGTCAGCAGTCCTCGGCGTCGGCGAAGAGCGGCGAGCCGGCCTGCTCCGGCACCCAGACCCGCATGGTCTCGGTGCGCAGCACCAGCAGCTCGGGGCCGTCGGCCGACGGCACCGGCACCGTGACCTCGCGCTCCTCGTAGTGCGCCGGGACGACGGACGGCTGCGAGCGCACCCACTCGTAGGCCTCGGCGGTGCCGCCGTGGCCGAGGTAGCCGGAGAACGTCTGCCGCGCGTCTGCGAGCGGCGGCATCCCGGCCTCGCGCGCGGCCTGGTCGCGGTAGCCCGCGAGCTCGACGGTGCCGTGGCCGGTGGCGAAGGCGGTCGTGATCGAGGCGATGCGCCAGTATTCGCAGGCGTGCCCGGATGGAAGGGTGAGAAGTTTGCGCAGGGCCATCGGCGTTACTCCACGCTGGTGAGTGCAAGGGTGTTCTTGGAGACGGTCGTGTTGACGTTCGCCCACGAGGTGAAGCGGAGCTTGAACGTCTTGTCCGTGGTGCCGCCGCTGGTGTCGGTGTAGGTGCCCGAGCCGCCTGCGCTTTGCTGGTAGTAGCCCGCCTCGCTTAGCGACGGGATAGGCGCTAACCCGAAGTTCGACCCGGTGAAGTTGAAGGTGGCGACGTCGGTATAGGAGCCGGTGCCGATCTTGCGCGAGAGCACCACGGTGAAAGTCGGGTTTTGTTTGGTCGTGGCGTTGTAGTCGGTGAGGCCCTGCGTCGTTCCGGGGAAATCGTCGTCGCCGAGGAAATCCAGCGCCATCGTGAGCGTGATATTCCCGCCGTTGGTCGAAATCGGCCCGAGAATGGCCTCGTTTGCGCTAGTGAGGTTCGTCCCCTGCACGCTGTTCTTGAGCACACCTGCGAGCAGCGCGCCGCCGAAGTAGGCGGTGCCGTTGGTCTTGAGGTAGTACGTCGCGTTCGATTCGGTGCAGTTGGCGAGGTTCGCCTGGTAAGGCCCATACCACTCGATGAACTGCGACGAGCTGCCGAACGGCGCGCCGGTGACCTTCATGTAGGAGCCGGTCGTGGCGATCGTGCGGCCGTTGGAAACGTCCACCCGGAAGGTGTCGGCGGTGTTGCGGATGACGCCAGCCGTGAGCGTGCCGACGTTCGCCGAGATGGCATCGAGCGACGAGACCGAAAGTTTCGCGGCCGTGATCGAGCCCGCGCTGACCTTGTCGGCCGTGACGGCATTGGCGGAAATGTTGGTCGCGGTGATTGCGTTCGCGGCGATCTTGTCTCCGGTGATTGTCGAGGCGGTAATCTTTTCGGCCGTGACCGCTCCGGCTGCGAGCTTGGCCGTCTCGACCGCGCCCGCAGATATCTTTGCGGCGGTAATCGCATTAGCGGCGATCTCGTTCGCGGTCACCGCATCGGCCGCGATCTTACCGGCGACGACTGCGCCGGCGGCAATCTTGGCGGCCGTGACCGCGTTCGCCGCGATCTTGTCGGCGACGATGGCGTTAGCCTGGATTTCAGTCGCGCCGATCGCGTTCGCGGCGACTTTCCCGGCGACGACTGCGCCGGCCACGAGCTTCGGCGTGGTGACCGCATTGTCGGCGATCTCGGTCGCGGTGATGGTGCCGGGAAGGATCTCCTCCGGTCGCGGCGAGAAGCCGGACGGCAGCTCGCCCTGCTCGACCTGCGGCGCGCAGATGTCGATGGACGCGCCCGAGAATAGAAAATTAAAACCGTTCCCGCCCGGCTCAAACGAAATGTAAAGCGAGCCGACCTGCGTGTGGATATTATCGTTCGGCTGCACGCGCCACGCGTACCGCTGCCAGGTGCCGTTGATGAGCGGCGGGTTGGCGATCTGCACCGCCGGGCTGAAGCCCATGTTGGAGTAGAGGCCCTGCATCGTGCGGCCAACCGCGCCGGCGCCGTTCGAGCGAGCCCAAAACGAAATCACATAGGTTAGACCGGGCGTCCACGAATCCACGCCGGCGCCCGGCACGCCGATATTGTTCGCGGTGTAGAGGCCGAAAGTGTTTCCGACGGTTTCGTTCGCGGTCAGGCGGAAGAAGTTACCGCCGAACAATCCGCCGGAATTGATGCTCGGCGTAACCGAATGAGCGCCGTTGTTGTAGAGGCCCCACCCAGTCGGATAGCCGCCCGCGTGCGCGCGGAAGGCCGCGTTTCCGAGAAGGTTCCCGCCGCCGACGCCGACATTTAACTGCGACGCGACGACTTGACCGGTGACCTTCGCCGCCGCGATGTCCGCGATCTGCGCGTTCGTCAGTTGCCCGGTCACCTTGCCCGCGCCGACGGCCGCGATCTGCGAGTCCGCGAGCTGCCCGGAGATGTCCGCCGCCGGGACCGCCGTGGACCACGCCGCGCCCGTGTAGCGGTAGAGCTTATCGTCGGTGGTGAGGTACACCATCCGACCCTCGAAGAGGTTCGTGCTCGGGAGCGCGCCGACGATCTCGTAGCCGGTCTTGTTCTTCGCGAGCGTAAAGGTCGCCTGATAGGTCACGCCGCCGTAGACGGCCGAGAGCGTCAGCGTGCCGGTGTCGCCGGTCATCGCGGTGACGCGGTAGTAGCCCTTGGGCTGGCCGTTGACCGGCGTGTTGGTCGCCGTGTTGACCGTGCCGGTGACGCCCGAGCCCGCGAGCGCCGAGAGCGTGGCCGAGGCCGTGACGTCGGTCGCGCCGTCGCGCACCGTGACCGTGCCGACCGCGTCCGCGAACGACGGGACCGTCCCCTCGGCGAAGGCGAAAAGCTGCACCGCGTCGCGCGAGAGCGAGATCGAGACGGCGTTCGTCCCGTTGCTGCCGTTCGAGCCGTTCGAGCCATTGGTCCCGTTCGTCCCGTTCGTCCCGTTGACGCCCGCGCGCGCCTTGGTGACGCTGAAAACCTTGTCGACGGTCACGCCGCCGAAGCTTGCGCGGAAGGTCGCCGTGCCGACGTCCGCCGACATCGCGGTCGCCGAGTAGGCGCCGGTCGTGGCGTTGATCGTCGCGGTGAGGTTGCTCGATGCAAAGAGCGAGAACGTCGCCGAGGTCGTGACGTCGACCGCGCCCGCGAGCACCTTGAAGGAGCCCGACGCGCCAGCGAAGGATGCGACCGTGCCGGCCGAGTCCGCCGCAACCGCGACAGCCTCGTTGGTGAGGTACCCGGTAACGGTCGGCGGACGCGCCGCGGCGGTGGCCGAGCTCGTGGTCGTGGCCGGATGCCAGGCGGAGACCGCCCGCTCGAGCCGCGAGCGCGCCCAGTAGAACCGGGCGACCTGATCGGCGAGGACGTGCTTGAAGTCCGAGGACCGGCCGTCAAACACCTTGACCGCCGTGGTCCGGTCGTTGGTGGTCGAGGCGAAGATCTCGACCGCGTCATAGCTCGCGGGGTCGGTGGGAAGCGTCCAGGAGACGAGCACGAAGCCGTCCTGGGCGACCGCCGTCAGACCCGAGGGCGCAGGCGGGGCAGCCACCGGGTCGGCCGTTGCCGTCTCCGGAGCCGGGATGAACTGGATGCGCTGGGCGGAGCCGGCCAGCGAGCGGCCGGAGATGACCGCCGGGTCGGGGTAGCCGGCCCACGGGTCCTCGTTGTCCGAGTAGCGGTGATACGGCTCGTTGTCGAGGAAGGTGAGCTTGCCCGACACCTGCGCCGGCTGCGGGATGGTGCCGGTGTTGGCGATGAAGCGGTTCGTGAGATCCGGCGCAGAGACGGCCGAGCCGTCGAGCAGCAGCAGGAACGAGCCCGGGCCGCCAGCGCCGCCCGCGCCCGGGTAGTACATGTTCGGCAGCGGTCCGTGCAGCGACGGAGCGGTCGGGCTGTTGCCGGACAGGTTGATCGTCGCCGATGCGCCGGTCGAGAAGCCGCGCGAAATGACCGCGAGCCCCGCGCCACCCGCCGCCCCCGCCCCGCCCTGCGCACGCAGGTCAGCCTTGCCGCCCGAGGTGATCTTGCCGCCCGGCCCGCCGCCGGTGCCGCGCAGGTCGGTCGGCAGGCCGGTCAAAGTGTTGCCCGAGACCGTGACCTCAAGATAGGGGAACGCGGCGTGCTTGCCCTGCGTCACGGGCACCGGGACGGTCTGCAGCCGGGCGTTGCCGTTGGCGTAGTCCTGCGCGGCGTCGATGCCGTCGAGGCCGCGGCTGTTCCCCACCCAGCCCGGGTTGCCGAGCAGCTGCACGGTCGGACTGGTGTTGTCCGCCACGCCCGCCAGACCGCCGCCGACGCCGTTGATGGTGCCGTTGACGGTCAGGTAGCCGCGGATGCGCAGCTGCACGTTGCCACTGATGTTCAACGTGCAACCTTGAGGAATGGTCAGGTCGCCATCGTGGTACCAGATGGACCCGGACGCGGTGAGGCTAGAGCCGCCTGTGAGCGTGTAGGAGCCGGTCGCCATCACGCCCCCGGTGATGGTCGCAACCGACGAGAGCGCCGCCCCTGCGGCCGTGTAGAACGCGTTCGGGAGCGCCGTCGTGGCGGTGGTCGGGGAGAGCGCCGAGGCCGGGGACGTCGAGCCGAAGAGCTCGAGCTGCACCGCGCCGGTCTTGTGATTGACCGAGAGGTTCTGGATCTCGAAGGCGCGGTCGATGGACGCGCCCGCCCCGGCGTAGTCGCGGACGGAGGCATAGCGGACCCGCACCACGTCGCCGACCTCAAGCCGGTTGAGCGAGTGCAGCACCGTCACGGAGAGCCGCTCGGGCGGCGCGGCGTAGCGGTCGCGCAGGGCGTCGACGAGCTGGTACAGCAGGGAGTCGGTCGCCTTACCGCCGTAGAGGCCCTTGAACTTGAGGTCGAGCGGGTCGGCCTTGCCGTGCGTCGCGGCCGAGCTCGCGTCGATGAGCGCCGTCGTGCGCGTGTAGTCCGAGCCGTTCCAGTTCCAGAACACCCGGAACACGTTGTGCAGGTCGCCCATGTCATGGACGAGCTCGCCCACCTGGACGCTGTTCGACTCGTCGAGGGTGGCGACCGTGGCCGCATCCGAGAGCACGCGCGCGGCGCGGCGCAGGCCCCAGGCGCCGTCGGCGTAGACGGGCATGAAGACGCCCAGCAGCCGGCAGATCTCCTCCTCGAGGAACTTCTTGCCGTCGGTCTTCTTGAGCCCCTCGAACCGGATCACCACGCCCGCGTTGGCGCCGTCCCAGAGATCCCCACCGATGCCGGTGAAGTCTGAGGTGCGGATGAGCGAGGTGTCGATGCCGAGGTGCCAGGACGCCGGGAGCGTCGCGGCGTCGCCGTAGAGCTGCCCCGTGAGGATGGCGTAGGCGATCTTAACCGCCGGCAGCTCGAGGTAGACGTGCTCGGTGACCTTCTCGCGGCGCGCCGCCGGAGTGGCCGCGTCCACGTCGTAGGCGGCCGCGATGGTGCCGAGGACGCCACGGACGCAGCCGGTGAAGGTGGTCGCGGTCTTGCCGGTGTAGCGGATGACCTCGTCCCGGATCTTGATATAGCCGACGGTCGCGTTCGCGGCGTCGGTGTAGGTCGGCCCGTGGTAGACGGTCGTGAAGCCGGCCGTCGAGCTCACCGTCACCGTGGTGTCGGTCGCCGAGAGGGACTGCGCGAGGGTGGTCTCGGCGAGCTCGAAGATGTCCTTCTTCGCCGACCGCTGGATGTCCGCGCAGGAGATCTGATAGCGGCCCTTGTCGAAGGTCGCCTCGGTCACCCGCTGGGTGCCCACCCGGACGAAGTCGGCGAAGGCGAGCCCGGCGTAGCCGAGGAAGAACTCGACCTGCTTGTCGCGCAGGCCAGCCGCGGCGCCGAGCCGCGAGCGGATCTCGTCGGTGAGCGTGCCCGCGAGGTCGGCCACTTGGAACGAAGCCGAGCCGATTTCCGAGCGCCCCTCGATGGGATTGAGGCGCTGCGAGACGATGCTCGGCTCGATGAGCGCGCCGTCGATGACGGCACCCGAGAGGCCCGTGATGCCGGTGTGGCTCGTGATGAGGATGGGCGTCGAGAAGTTGATGCGAACGACGAAGCGCGGCTCCTTGACGGAGGCGCTGTTCAGCTCGTTAAAGGCGGCCGGGTCGGTGCGCATCAGACTTCCTCGAGGTCGAAGGAGACGCGCATGGCGTCATCGTTCGGCGTGGCGCCCGTACCGTCCAAGCGCTCGAAGTTGTAGTTGGCAGACACGCGCCGCGCGGTGTGCGTCGTGCCCATCGCGGCGACCGTGCCGTAGGGGGAGAACGTGAACGACTCGCCCGCCTCGACCGAGTGCAGGAACTCGGCCAGCGCCGCGCGCTCGGTGGCGTTGAGCACAAGCGCGATGGCCGACCAAGTGGTCTTGCCGTAGAAGTAAAGCGTCTCGGTCTTGTCTGAAAGCGACCGCTGCGTCTCCGCGCCGACCTTGCGGCCGACACCGAGACCGCCCTCGACGAGCCGCAGGTCGAGGCTGTACTGCGCGCCCGCGGTGTGGCCCGCGATGAGGCTGCGCTTCGCGGTGTAGGTCACTGCGGCCATGCGTCAGGCTCCGGTGATCAGGCCAGCCTGGCGGCTGTTCCCGTTGATGAACACGACGTCGCGGTTGTTGATCGCGTCGGAGAGCTGGCCGACCAGCCAGTCGGCGGTCTCGCGCGAGGAGAACACGCTGCCCTGGATGACGACCTGCGCCACACGGGGCGCTTGCTCGGCCTGCTGCGCGTTGCCGGCGGGCTGCTGCAGGGCGCTCGGAGACGCACCCCCGGACCCGCCGCCGAAGCTGGTGGCGTTCGTCCCGGGGTTGGTCGCCTTGATCTGCTTGACCTGCTTGTAGCCGTTGGCGAGGACGGCAGCCGCTGCGGCGATGTTCGCCGGGAACGGCACCTCGCGAAGCGCGCGGGTGGCGCCGACCGACGTGCTGATGATGGCCTGCGCGATGGCGAACTTCTTGTCGCTGGCGAACAGCGCGCCCATGATCGAGCCCGCCGTCGAGACCAGCGACTGGCGCAGCGTCATCTCGCGCTCGAACTGCGAGGTCTGCAGCTGCTCCTGGGAGATGGCAAACACCGACGCCATGTCGCCCAGGATGGTGTTTTGCTGCGCGACTGCGTTGATACGGCCCGAGATCTGCTGCGCGTCGATGCCCGCGAGGATGGACGCGTTGTCGAACGCGAGCATTTGCAGGTTCGAGAAGTGCAGCGCGGTCAGGTCGTACTCGCGCTTGAAGTTCTTCTCGCGCTCCGCCTGGTCGCGCTCGCGGATCTCCGCCGGGGTGAGCGCACGCTGGCCGCCCTTCCCGCCGCCGCCGGCACCACCGCCGCCCAAGTTGGGGACCTGCGGCTGCATGATGTCGACCGGGACCGTCGTGGGGGCGCTGGTCAGGGCCCCGGCCGCAGCCGCCCGCATGGCGTCGATCTCGGCACGCACGCCACGGATGGCCTGCTCAAGGCCGCGACGGCCGAGCACCACGCCCTGCCCTTCGACGTATCCGAAATTGAAGAAAAGCGGGATGGAGTCCCGCGATTCCTGCAGGATCTCGAGCTTGCGCTGCAGCTTCTCGAGCTCGCCGCCGCCGCCCGTCAGGATGCGCAGCGACTTGATCCACTCGTTCGTCTCCCGCAGGAGCGGGACGAGGATGGTGGACGCGAGCGCGGTGAGCTCGATGGCGGTGTTCTTCGCGCCGGTCGTGAGGACGTCGAGCTGGTCGCCCAAGGTGTCGACGTTGGCGATCGCCTGCGCCGAGACCGGGCCGCCGATGGCGGAGAGCTGCGCCGCCACCTCCTCGCCGTTGGCTCCCAGGGCGACCAGCGTCGGGATGAGCTCCGCGCCCGAGCGCCCGAAGAGCGCCATCGCGGCGGTGGTCCGCTCGGCGGGGTCCTCGATAGCCGCGATCTTCTGCGCGATGGCTTCGAACTGCTGGTCCGGGGCGAGCGCGAGGATCTGCTGGGCAGAGAGGCCGAGCCGGTCGAGCGCGGCGACCGCTTCCTTGCCGCCCTCCTCCGCGCCCACGAGCGCCTTCTGCATCCGCGCGACGGCGCCAGAGACGCCCTCGAGCGAGCCGCCCGAGAGCGTCGCCGCGAACTGCAGCCGCTGCAGGGCGTCGACCGACATGCCGGTCTTGACCGCGGTGTCGTTCAGCGCGCCGGCGGCCTGCATCGCTTGGGTGACGACCGCCGCCATCGAGAACGTGGCGACGATGCCGCCCAAGTTCTTGAACGCACCGGACAGCGCGGAGACTCCGCTGTCGGTCTTCTTCAGCTCGCCCTTCACGCGGTCGAGCTCGGAGCGCATCTGCGCCGAGTCCGCCGCCATCCGGACGACCAACGTGCCGATGTCAGCCATGATTCACTCCGCCAACCATCGCGGCGAGGATGCGCCGCTGTTCTTCCACCGACTGGCCGCGCTCGGGCTCGGCCTTGCGCGCCGGGACAAAGTCCTCGACGCGCCAGCTCTTGCCGTTGCGCTTCGGCCCGGCAGCGTTCGCCACCGTCGAGGCCACCATGCCCATCCGCCAGTTCTCCACCTCGAAGCCGAAAGGCTCGAGCTGGAAGAACGCGCCCCAGGTCGTGAACTCTTCGGAGCTCATCCGCTCCTGCAGCTCACCGACCGGGATGCCGAACTGCGCCGCGAGCCGGAACCAGAGCAGCAGCTCCGGCTCGCGTGTCAGTTTTTTTCGGCGGCCTCGTCGGCACCCTTGCCGAGCCCGGACGCCTCGATCACCGCCTTGGCGATCGCGGAGACCGAGGCCCCGTCGAGCGCCGCCACGTCGTCGACCGCGTCGAACAGGCGCACGCCGTCGGCGTCGCAGAGCCCCATCCAGGCGACCCGGTGGTCGGAGACCGGCTCGCCGCCAGCCTCAGCCTCGGCCGCCCACTTCTGCAGCTGGACGCGCTCGGCGCCAGAGAGGCCCCGGACGAAGAGCTCGACGCCGGCCACGGTGATCGGACGGACCGATGCCTTGGCAAGCGTCGAGCTGATCTGTGCCCGCAGGAGATCCCGGGACGCCGGCATTACGGGGTTACCGTCGGCAGCGCGGTCAGCTCGAGCGTGGCGTTGACCACGATCTCGCCGCCCTCAGCCGTGAGGCTGTCGATCTCGAACTTCGTGAAGAAGCCGCGGACCTGCACCTGGTACGCGCCCGGGTCGGGGAGCGTGATGCGGTAATTGTGCTGCGTGCCGGCGAGCAGCCGGGTGCGCATGGCCTCGTGGGTGGTGTCGGCCGGGTCCCAGAGGAGCTTGAGCTCGACGTTCTGCGGGTCGTGCGTGCCGACCATGCGCTCGGGGTAGCTCGAGCCGAGGACGTAGGCGTCCACGACCTTGCGGGCGTATCCCGACCACTTGACCTCCTGAACCTGCGCGACCGCGGCGAACACCTCGGTCGGGGTCGCGCCGTCGCCGGCCGAGAACACCGTGCCGGTGGAAATGTATGCGGGCATCTTCTTTCTCCAGAAAAAAGCCGCCCGAAGGCGGCTGGGTTGCTACGCGCCCGGGCGGGCGATCAACGGAACACGAAATCGAAATCCTGCTGCACGACGCGGAGCGTCCGGTCGCCGTCGGCGTTGGCCTGCTCCTGCTGCTGCACGAGCGTCGCGCGCAGCACGGTCACGCCGGACACCGAGCCCGACCAGCCATCGAGGCCGGTCACGATCGCGGCGGCCACCGGGGCGACCTGCGCCATGGTGTCGCCCACGGTCTCGATCCGGAGCGTCGCCCGCTGCAGCAGCGGCGCGTTGCCGAGCGTGCGCGCCATGCCGGCGCCTGCCGTGCGCGAGACAGCGACTGCGGGCAGCTGCGGCTCCTGCACGATGACCTCGCGGTAGACCCGCTGGCCGGCACCCGTGGCGAGCGCCTTCACGCGCGCGATGATGGCGTTCTCGATGCTCATGGATCGACGAGCCTTTCGGTTGCGGTCGAGCGTTGGCGCGCGCGGCCGGCGATGCGGTCGAGCGCCTGCCCGAGGATGCGGCGGAACTCCGCCGGGATGCTGTTGCGGGTCGCGTCCCAGGCGGGGCCGAGGAACGGTCGAGCGCCCACCTTGCGCGCGGCGCGGCCCTTGGCCGTAAAGCCGAACTCGACCAAGTGCCCGTAGAAGATGCCCTTCCGGCGGCGCTGGTAGTACAGGTTGTGCAGCGCAAGGCCGCGACGGTCCTTCTTCTTCGGACCTACCTGCACGGCGACCGTCTGGTTCGCCCGCGGCGTCACGGTCACGATCTTGATCGCCTCAGCCAGTGCACCCGAGCGCGACCCGCTCCGGGCGTTGGCGACCGCCTGCTTGCGGAACTGCAGCAGCGACCGCCGCGTCGCGCGCGTGAGCAGCTTCTTCCCGGCCACCGCGTCGAGCTCGAGCAGGCGGGCCTCGAGCTCGCGCAAGCCCTCGACCTTGATGTCCGAGACGACGGGCATCAGGTGAACCGCTCGAGCGTCATGATCTGCAGCTCGCGACCGCCAAGGTCCACGTCGACGATCTGCTTGATGTCAAAGAGCCGGGTGCCGAACCGGATGCGGTCCTTCGGCGTCAGGGTCACCCCCGGGATGCCGCGCATCACGATACGGGTGGAGATGTCCGCCTGGATGTGCGAGGCGGCGAGGTACTCGCGCCCCGACAGCGGCTCGATGCCGGCCCACACGGTCGCAAGCGCCGTCCATGTCTGAACTTGGTCGCCATACGCGTCCGTGCCGTCCGTGGCGCGCTCGACGGTCACCCGGTGGCTGAGGCGGCCGGCCTTCACGCGAACGCCCTGTAATCGGCCAGAAGCATCGACACGGCCATGGGGTACGCGTTGACTATGTTGCCCACGTTCACCGCCTCGCGGTTCTCGTACCAGTGACCGACGAGCAGGCGCATCGCCTGCATCACGGGCTGGGGCACGAGCTCGGGGCCGCCGTACCCGGCGACGAACTCGACCTGCACGGCGCCGAGCTTCTTGGCCGGGGTCGGCCAGGCGAAGCCGTTGCGCGGTGCGATGCGCGGGACGTTGCCTGTCAGGTCGGCCTCCCACTGGGCACTCGACCAGGTCACGAGCGACCCGGCGGTGTCGTGGTAGCGGACGGCCGTCACGGACTGGACGGGGTGGACCGGCAGGGAAAGCGGCTTGCCGGCGGGGAAGTCGTCGACGGTGCCGAGCAGCGTCCGGGTGCACAAGGCGACGCCGGTCTCGGACTCGATGTGCTGGCGCGCGGCCAGGATGAACCCGGCGAGCGCACCGTCATCGTCGAAAGTGTCGATGCGCAGGTGCGCGCGGGCCTCGGCGAGCGACAGCGGCTCAGCCGTTGGGGGTGTCAGGATGGTGATCTTCACCGGCGGGCACGACGCCGCGCAGGGGCGGGCGCCGCCTCCTCGGCCGGAGCGGCAGCGGGAGCCTCCTCGGGCTCAGCCACAGGCTCAGGGGCGGGCGCAGGCGCGTCGGCGTACTCCGCGACCATGGCCTCCTCGACCAGGTGACGGGCAAGGCGCTCGTCGCAGCGCAGCAGGTCGCCGGCCGAGAACGCGCCGAAGGCG